AGCCACAGGTTAGCCGAAACAGGCCATTTTCAGCCGGTTAGCCTCACCTAACAAACAGGCTTTCAGTTGCTTGGTTAGCCGTAAAAAAATACGAATTTTCAAGGAGTCTACATTCGGAGGATTTTGCTGTTTTTTTTCGCCTAACCGTTGCACTGCGTTGCATTTTGTTAGCCGATGGGAGTTAGCCGAAAAGGCGTTTTTTGGGCCGGTTAGCCTCGTCTAACTGATGGCCTCGCAGTCTGCTGGTTAGACGGAAAAAAAGTCCATGTTCCGCCCATAGTAGACTCTTCGCAAAAACGATATTTATTTCGTCTAACCGTGTTACTGCGCCCCTGTTTGTTAGCCGAAGGCCATCGTCTAACTTTCCGGCTTGCAGTGTTGTGGTTAGCCGAAAAAAAATTGCATCGCCCGCCGATACTACACTATTCGCAAACAGCAAATAAATTTCGTCTAACCGTTGCATGGGGGCCCTATAAGTTAGACGCGACTAACTTTACTTATTAACGGCTAACCATAGTTAATAAATACGCATAAAAAGTTAGATGCGGCTAACAAATACGCAAAAAACGCAAAATTAGACGCGAATAACCATCGCTACCCTTCCCCCGTGTTAGCCGACCTGCGGTTAGACGATTATACGGCTATATCAACAACCTTATATACCCAATAGCCCTACCGTATAATATGAGCAAAACACCAGCCCATGTCCGCCTTGAAAACGCCCTCGCAGACCTTACCGGCCCCGCCTTGCTTGGCATTGTGTGGGCTTACCTTAACGAGAACGCAACCCCCGCTGACCGCCAATACTTCGCCGCTGTCGCCGCTCGTGAAGTTACTTCCGATGCCTGTGTTTCTTGCCCCCACACCACGCGAGAAGTCCTCAAGGAAGAATTTTCCGACATTGTATACCACTTCAATGAAGAGTTGAACTGAGCCCGTCTAACTTCTGCCCTCCGGCTAACCGTCCCTCGCCCGTTTTCGCTGGCGGGCGGGGGACACCTCGTCTAACCGTCTAACTTTTTCGGAAGTTTTTTCGTCTAACTATTTTTTTTCGTCTAACTATTTTTCGTCTAACCGATGGTTTTTTCGGCTAACAATTTTTCGTCTAACTTTTTTCGTTTCGTCTAACCAGCGTCACACGCATCGTCTAACTTTGCTCGTGGCCGTTAATAGTTAGACGCGACTAACAATCCCTACTCCGTTATTCGTTAGACGCGACTAACAACGAATACTCGCGCCGGCTAACCGCCTCCGGCGGTTAGACGCTACCTCCGCGGTTAGACGCCGCCTTCGGTTAGACGCTACTCCCCTGCGGGGGTGTCCCTTCATATACCCCCACGCCCTGCTTCACTACATGGAGGAGAACCAAAACCCTACCAGCCCTATTGCCGGAGAACCGGCCGTGTTGAAGCACAGTGAACCCGCACCGGCCACCCGTGTCCGGCTGTGGGGCCTCCGTGCAACCCTGCACCGTGCCCTTGCTGACTACGCAGATGTTGAAGATGGATGGGCCGCCGCCGCTGGCGACCTGTCCCATGCCGTCTACAACGCCCTCCAGCAGGTTGACGCCCTCCTTGGAATCACCGAGCCAGAAGATGGAGATGAGGCATGATGGCCCGTCGTGTCCTTCACATCCGTGTCTCCGGTGCATCCGTGAACCTGTGCGGTGCCAAGCCGTTCAAGTCCGTAGGCCCTGCCCACCGTGCCGAATTCCGCAACGACGAGGACGCCGACAGCGTGCCCATGTGCCCTGCTTGCGCCGCTCTCCGCCCCAACGCCCGTGCTGAGGCTCGCCGCCTCGCCGCCAAGCACCGCTGAGGGCTACCGTCGCCGCTGACGCATTCCACCTCTCCGAGGTGTCCACCTCCGGCCCCTCCGCCAAGGCGGGGGGGTCGGACTCATCGCCTAACTTCAGGTATTTTCGTCTAACTTTTGGCTCTTTTTCGTTCGGAAATTTTTTCGTCTAACTGCTTTTTTTTCGTCTAACTTTGCATCGTCTAACCGCCGTTTGGCGGGGCCGAAGTTAGACGCGTCTAACCCTCCAGACCGCCCGACTACCCAACCCTTGGTTCAGTAGTCCGGCCCGTCCGGCGGGGTCGCCGGCGGCCCTCCGGCGGGGTCAAATCGGCCCAAAATCAAGGAAAATGCCGGCTAACTTGATATACGGGATGCCTACCCTATGCCGCGTAGCGGCTGAGGAACAACACACAGCGAACCGCATGAACGACACCCGAAACCGCAACACTGGAGGACAGAAAATGAAGAACGAACCCCAACCACAGGAAGAACCCGTGGACATGGTGCAAGCCATGACCAGCGGAGAGAACGAAACTGTGCGGCCCGCCCTGCTGGCCGCCCTCATGGAGGCTATGCTACGCTTCCTTGACACCCTGCGGCCAGACATGGACAAAGCCGGCACCCGCCGCCTCCCTGTCAACGGCTACCGAGTCAAGGACGCCGCAAAGGCTGGTGACATGCGAGCCGTTGCCGGCCTCGTGGGCCTCAAGATGAAGGCGAAGGACGCCGCCGACATGGTGAACGGCCTCATGGCCGCTGGCGTCTACCGCCTGCACTTCACCACCACCCGTGGCATCCCGTGGGTCATCAACACCGCCGACGCTGTGATGCTTGACGCCCTCGCCGCCACCAACGCCGCCGGCCAAGCCGTGCGCCGTGCCGCCGCCGCCATCATGGCCTTTGACCAATGGCAGGGACAGGCCGCCGCCGAGCGTGAAACCGCCATCCGTGCCCTCCGTGAGCGCACCGGTCAAGATGTGGACGAGGTGCCCGAAGGGTGCAAGGTCGCCACCGCCGAGCAAGCCGACGCCTTCGGCCTCAGCCCCGGCGACCTTATCCGCTATGTCGTGGTTGAGTCCGTCGGCATGCTACGGGACGCCTTCGTTCACCTACGGGGCGAGATGGAGGCACATGACCGTTCCATGCTTGAGCAGTCGGACAAAACCACCACGCAAGGCAACGCCTACAACTGCTCAGTGCTGGATGTTGACGCCGGCGTGTTCACCGTGAACGCCTCGTCCTTCATGGACTGGTTCAAGGCGTCGGTGTTCGCCGGCAACTGGTACTGCTCACCCTGCAAGACCAGCGGACGAACGGCCACCTACGGAAACGCACAGGTGAAGAACGCCGGCCACGCTTGCCCCACCTGCGGCAACCCACGCCACAACATGACGCCGGGTGCCAACTTCGCCCACCTGCCCTTCCTGACCAGCAAGGAGGAAGGACTCTCGACCACCCTTTCCGTCATCGGCGGACACCGGTTTGAGATGCGGGCCTTCCGCTTCTCCGGTCGGGCGTTCAAGGCTGGCGTCAAGGCGACCCGCACCGTGCCCACCATGACGGTCGGTGAAGCGATGCGTGAGATGATGAAGGACGGTGCCGTCAAAGTCCGTGGCGACCGTGGCACCTTCAACCGCCCCGCCCGCCTCGTCCCCGTGTTGTTTGACATCCAAGCGGACGGTGGGTTCTCGCACCACCTTGGGTTGGCTGTTGAGCCCCTTCACGAATCGGACATGATGGGCTGAGGCCACAGCGGGACGAACCCGCACCCTCCGGCTCTCCGAGCCGTACAACGGGCCCCTCTCCGCCACGGCGGGGAGGGGCCCCCTTGCGTTACCCCGTCGAACGACAACCACCAGACACCCCACCGGCGGCGATGCCCAAAACAAGCCGATAAACGCCCCTTCCTCGCACGCAACGGGGGCGGGGGCGGCATGGGTAGCACCGCAGGATTTGAGGCGCAGGAAGGGCGGTTTCTGTGGCCGCTACGGGGCACCCTCGAAATTTGGCCAAAAACAGGGGTCGCCGCCGGCGACAGCACTGCTTAGCACCCCAAAAAATCCGCAATAAAAATTTTGAAAAAAAGACCTTATAAACGACGCCTTACACTTCGGAACATCTTGCTTCGGGATTTTGCTTTACCGACGCCACCCGACCATTCGCCTTTTCCGCTTGCTCGTGCGCCCCAAGCCACGCCCGCCGTTTGATGGCTGAATTGGTCAACGGCGTGTGCCAATGCCATAACCAAGTCGTTGTGTGGGCCGGTGTCCACGATGTCCCCGCCTTTCCAAGCGTGGGCTTCCAATTCTTCCAGCATTTCCGAAACAACCCGCCTTGTAGCATCATCGCCATAGGGGAATACAATTTTGCCCCGTTCAAACCACACCCGCAATCGGTTCATCAGTGCTTGTTTCAATCCCTTGTTGCTTACTCGGCTTTGGCGATAATCAACATTGATTCCTTTTGCTTCCAGCAGACTTTGGAATAATCGTTGAAAGCCAACATCCTCAGCCGCAAGTGGCGCACTATACCTTTTGCACCATTCGCCTATCATGTCGGCTTGTCTATCGGGGGAAAAGTCATTTTTTCTCCAAATGTTTGCAACGACCAGCGAGCCATCGGATTCTTGCCGAACCAGCACCAAAACCGAGTAGTCTTTACCCAAACCTTGCGATGGGTCAAAACCAACGACATACCGACCTTCGCTACGCTTTTCTTTGTCAAACACCTGTTCCAAGTCCATGTTTGCTCGTGTGTATTTTCGTGGATAGACAGCGGCCTCATCGTCAATCACCTTACACAAAAATTCCTGTGCAAACTCCAAGTCTCCTGTCACTTTCTTTTGCTCTAAAAGAAAATCAAGCGGGCGAAACTCCGGCCAAAGCGCATACAGATTTTCCGGCTCGTGTTTGCTTTCATCCCAATTAGGAATAGCCGACCATGTGCCCGTTTTCCATTCGGGATTGTCCAGCATTTCTGTGTGGTATAAATCCATCATGCTCATCGGTGTGCCGACGCAGAACAAAAACGAACCGGGGTCAAGCATTGGCATGACAACCTTACGCAACCAATGGCGCAACTGTTCGTTGTTCAACTCTTTCTTTGCATCCAGCAACACATCGTCAAGTGCCACAACTGCGGGGTGGTCGCCACGAATGGCAGAACCGACGGAGGAACAGCGAATAACTGCCCCGTTGTTGAGCCACAATTCTTTTTTACCACCTTTTTTGCTGTCAATATACCTTGCCAACTCTTTGTGGGTTGTTAAGTCCTTTCTAATCTCAGCCAGCCGACGAACCGCTGTGTCCTGCGATGCCGAAAACAACCAAATGTCCATAGGTTTGCCATTAAACTTCTCAAACAAACACATGTGCAATAGTTTTACGCCAAGAGTAGTTGACTTGCTGTGACTTCGTGGTGCAATAATACACACCCTATGCACATGGGCACCCTTCCTGTTGGTGTAAATGTTCATCCATTCGCCTATGTGGTCGCCCCAAGCGTAGCCAAGCCAACGATAAAAGTAGGAAACATCGTTTCTTGCTCGCTCAAAGGCTAATGCTGATTTGATTTGGGACATTGGGCATCACAAACATGTTCACTGGAAAATTCCAAAAAATATCAACCTTCAAAGACATACATTCACGACCACGGCCTAAGCGAGCGCATATCACAATACGGACAAACCCTCGTATAAGCCTTGGCTTGAGAAAGAGATTTACTTTCCCATCCGCACGAATCGCATCGGACATGTTCACGCTTCATCACGAATCACCCTTGCTGTGCCGCAATACACCATTTTCTTTGTTTTTTTACACCATTTTTTATGTGTATTATAGCGGGAAAAATACTCGTGTCCACAGTTGTTGCATTTTCTTAACTTTTTGATTTGACCATTCAATGCTGACCCTCCACGGGCGCAAAGAAGGTTGCAATCAAACCTTTTTCTTTGTCAATAAGATGAGCGGCCAATCCTGCTTGGCTTGTGGTGTAGCCTTGTCGTGCGTGGTATCGGTCATGTCCTGCAAGCGACGGCAATTGAACAATCAAGCAACCGCCCTTTTCAACAACCTGTCGGTGATGCAAATGACCGTGGAACCAAGCGTGGTGTTCGCATTCTCCCCACAATTTTCTTTGTTCGTTGCTCATCAACTCAACGAGATTTCGTGCCCCGTCGCCATGAATAAAGCCCAACAAATTGTTGCCGTAGTGAACATATTGGCGGGTAGATGGACTGACAACAACTTCACAGTCCTCCACATTCTCATAGACAGCCGATAGAT